TAAAATTTTTGAAGTTGTATCCAAGAATAAAGGAGCCAGTTGTGTCGACAGAAAACAGGGATAACGGCTGGAATGAGTACTCCAGACTTGTGCTGAAAGAGCTAGAGACTTTAGCTGAAGGCATCCAAGCTCTAAATGCTGAGCTGCAGGAAGTTCGAAAGGACATTCTGCGACTCGAAGCAAAAGAGAGCAAAGTTGATGATCTCAAAACCTGGAAGGATAAAGTCGACGAAGTCTATTCTCCGAGCCAGATGAAAGATCTCAGGGACCAAGTTGCTGAGCATGAGAGATTTAAGACCAAAGCAGTCACGATCTTTGCAGTTGTTCAGTTTCTCATGGCCGCTGCACTTTTTTTGGAAAAGATGATTTGATCAAACTTATCGGTCTCGAGATATTTAGTACTTGGAGATCGGCATGAGTAGTTTTCTCAACACAATCAATCCCACTCCGTTCGGCTTCTTTGATACTGATTCAGAGTTTCAAATTGAAGCCGACGCGATGGTTACATTTGTCAAGCGCAAACTCGGCGACGACGTGCTGAGCGTTGAGCTCACTAAAAAACAGATCTGGGCTTGCTTTGAAGAAGCGCTGTGCGAATACGGCTCACTGATCAATCAATACCAAATTAAGTCGCAGTTAGCAAACTTATTGGGCTTTCCAACCGGTTCCCTCGAAGGGTTCGAACAGAGATATCCGCGCGAGAATCTTGAGTTCATGCTTCGTCGAGCAGAGCCATATGCAATGGAAGCCGGCTTGGGTGGTTCTTACGACAGTATTTCAGGATCAATTGCTCTGGTCAGAAACCAGCAAGATTACGACATCTACGATACGCTCAAGGATGCCAATGGCAACTTAATTTTTTCGAGTAGTCTAAACACTTCTAATTCTAAGATGAAGATCATGGAAGTGTTCCACTATTCGCCACAAGCAGCATACAGATTCTTTGATACGACTTCTGCAATAAACTATTTGAACAACGAATTTTCTTTTGAGTCTTTTACTCCGGAGACTGTTTTCTATGTATTGCCAGTTTTTGAAGACATTCTTCGAGGTGGTCAATTAGATCTGTCTAACAGAGTTAGAAGGTCGAATTACACTTACAAGATTATTGGTCGTAACATAAGAATTTTTCCGATGCCCACTCAGCATGATCCTTTGAATCTGTTTATGAGAGTGCAGTTCTCGCCAGATCCAATGAATCCAGGCATTCCAGACCCTGCCATCTATGGCGTGTCTAACATGTCCAATGTGCCTTTCGGCAACTTGCAGTTCTCTAAGATAAACTCTGTAGGCCGTCAGTGGGTGAGGCAGTATACACTAGCATTGGCAAAAGAATTGCTAGGCTTGGTGCGCAATAAGTTCTCAACGGTCCCGATCCCTGGCGGCGATTTGCAGCTGAATGGTGCTGAGCTAATCTCCCAGGGTCGAGAAGAAAAAGACAACTTGATTACCAAACTGTCTGAGATGCTAAACGAGCTGACTTACAGCAAGATGCTTGAGGACGAGGCTGGAGCAGCAGAGAGTTTAACAAACATTCTTAAGAAGATTCCGATCCCTAACGGGCGGGCAATTTTCATCGGGTAAACGTAGATGGCTAGACTGTTTCTAACACCCAGAGAGATCGACTTCATCAACGACATCAATAAAGAAATTATCAAAGACGTCGTTGGCCAGAAGATCTATTACTACACAGTCCGTCCAGACGTGACTGACGTGCACGATGTCTACGAAGAAGCTCCTGATAAGGTTTTTGATCCTCCCATCGAGATCGAAGCCAGAGTGGAGTACCAACCCGAAGACAACCGAATCAATCGATTTGGCGTTGAAGAGTTCTATTCAATCGAAGTCTATCTGCACAATAGAGATCTGTTAGATAGAAACATTGATGTTAAGATTGGCGATTACTTCTCTTACGATGCTACATTTTTTGAAATTATTCAGCACCAAATTGAGTCCAACATTTACGGCCAGATTGAGCATGCCATGGGCGTAAAAATCATGGGCCGCCAGGCAAGATTGGGCCAGATTCAAAAAGACCCGAATGGTCCAACATCAGAGAGCTACACGGATCCAGGATCTGTGCAAGAAACTTTTGTGCAGCAGCGTGGATTTGAAGAGAATAGACTTGGTCCAACTGGCGATACTCGAGCACTACAAGAAAAAGGTGTGCTTGATGCTCCAATTTCTGGTCCGGCTGAAGTGTCTGAGCGCGGAGATCCGGAAGATGTCGGCTCTGCATTCTACGATGAGAGTTAGCAGATATGAGTACCCGTGAGACATTAGAGGCTAATAGCCAAGGTAACATACCTGTATCTGGAGAGAATGCCACAGATGCCATCCTGGATATCCCCAGCTGCACTATAGAAGATATAGACAGAGGCGTCTTTGATCTGCTGGATAGAGACTTGCCATTGCACTACACTTATAAGAAGCGCACCAAAAGAGTGCCGATCGTGTTTGCATCTGGTGAGAGATTTGCTCTGATAGCCAGAAAGAAACCTCTTCGAGATGTCAACAATGCTCTCATACTCCCTGTTATATCAGTGATGAGACAGGGAGTTGATATGAATAACGAAATGGGATTAGCTTCCAATCAAGCTGTTCCGCATATAATTCGTACAAAGTTGTCTCGAAAGGATCCGAAATATCAAAGAATTGCCAATAAGCTCAATTTAAAAAATTCTGATGATCTGCCATCTTCTGATGCATTTTTGGAACCAGATAAAACTCAGCCACTAACCGGTGCGAAACCTGGCCGTTTTGCTAGCAGAAGACAAGGTTCCAACGTCCCTCTAGGTGTTAGAAGAGGAGACTTATTGTCGCCAGAGCTGGACGATAACATTTTTGAAGTTACAGAAATGCCTCCTGTGCAGTTTATCACTGCCACTTACGAAGTCACTGTATGGACGCAATATGTTCAACAGATGAACGATATCATGATGGCAATTGCTTCTAACATGCAGAGCTACTCTGGCAGATCTTTTAGGCTTGAGACCAAAAAAGGCTACACTTTCGTTGCTTACTTGGATTCTAATTTTGATCCTGGCAATAACTTTGATGATTTTACCGACGATGAGAGAATAATCAGAACTAGTTTTACGCTTAAGGTGCCTGGATACCTTTTGGGATCCACCTATAAAGGAGCACCAAATAGACTAAGAAGAGTGATGTCATCCCCGCAGGTCACTTTTGAAGCAAATTTTGTAAATGGAGAAGTAGAATATCCAAACAAAGTTTCAAACATACCTAGTGGTGATTCATCAGATTATCTTTTAGACAATCGCAGTATTGACGCTCCTTTGCCTGGACAGGCAATTGCCGACAGTTCTACATCGGCAACGGATCCTAGGCAGCCTGGAGTTCAAAATTTGGACAAACAAGATACTGCGCTTATTGGAGGCATTACAAACGACATTGTGGCGCATCCGACAAATTATATTAGTGGCTCTGCTGAAAGAGGCGGTAGCGGTACTCCGGAAAGGATACCAGTGGTTGTAACTGAAAAAAATCCATTTTCTGGAGAGAACGAAGAAGAACGTTCTTATTTAAAGACCCGCACCAGTCGAAACGGCGAAACAGTTTACAGAGAGGTCTTTTAATGTCCGGGCAAAAGAATACAACTTTTGCTGGCATTTTTAGATTTCCATGGATACTTACAGTAGAGCTTCGCAAATTAGCAAACAGGAGAAGTCATGGCTGAACAGACATTTAGATCACCGGGATTTTTCGACCAGGAAATCGATCTTTCCGGACGCGTGACACAAGTCAACGGAATTCCGGCCGGCGTGGTTGGCACGGCTGAAAAAGGACCGGCTTTTGTGCCAGTTACAGTAGGGTCTTTTGCGGACTTTGAGACCAAGTTCGGATCATTAGATCCCAAGCGTTTCGGTCCATATGCTGTACAAAAATGGTTAGAAAATAGAACGGCATGCACGTATGTTCGTGTTCTAGGCGCCGGAGCAAATGAGACAGCAACTCATATTGCAAATACACGTACTGCCGGCATTGTTTCAAATGCAGGTTTTAGAGTTTCCGGAACAGTTTCTGCAGATGGTACTGTTGTCAGCGCAGAAGGCGACGTGCAGTTCATTATTGCAAAGCACAATGCTGTAGCAGATGAAGCATCTGGGTTTCCTGTTTTTACTGATAATGCTAGTGTTGCCAATACAGATGAAATCGGTCTCGTTAGAGGCATGGTCATGCTGGCTTCTGGCACTAGACTTCTTGCGATTAACCACGATGGCAGTTACTCCGATGTTGCAACTGAAGCAACAGTAGGCAGCATTGCTGGTTCCTCACTGTCAGCTTCGAAATATTTCAAGCTCGTTATCAGCTCTTCAGCAGGCGCAACGTTTGGTAACGACGAGTCTCAAGCAGGTATTAGAATTCTATCAGCTTCGCTTGATCCGAACGATGGTGCTTATATTGCCAAAGTTCTAAACACGGATCCTCTGAGATTTCAGCAAGATCAGCACTTACTTTACATGGATTTCGCAGTTGAGCACGACTTGGCGCCTGTAATCGCAGCTGACGACATAGGAAACATTCCAACTGTTGCTATCGTCTCTGGTTCTAGCGATAACAGCGCAAATGATCCTTTGGACAATGCTTTTGAGACCCTGTTTGGACGTTTTGATACAAGATACACAACTCCTAAGACATCAGATTTCATTTCGCAGCCTTACGGCAAAGCAGAATACGATCTTTTCCGTTTCGAAACAATCGACGACGGAGCTTACGCTAACGAAAAGTACAAGGTGTCGATTGCCGGCCTTAAGGCTTCCACTAATGAAAAGCAGCCTTATGGATCATTCGAAGTTCAGGTTCGTTCATTCGAAGATTCAGATGGAAATTCTGCCATCTTGGAACGATACCCTAACTGTTCTCTTGATCCCAATTCAGATCGCTATGTTGCTCGACTGATCGGCGACAAAAAAGTTAGATTTGATTTTGATCAGGAAGATCCAGACGAGAGAAGATTAGTTGTTACGGGCAAGTATCCGAATGTCTCGTCTAGAATTCGCATCGTAATGAACGAGCAAGTAGACAAGGGCCAAGTGCCTAAAGATGCTTTACCATTTGGTTTCCGCGGTATCCCAGTTGTCAAGACAACGGATACGCTTACAGATTCGACGTCTGCTCTATCTTTTGACGGCACGACTTACGGTGGCACTTCGGTTAATAGAATAGCTTATTCTCCAACCGGCGTTACTTCTTCTATCGTGCCTCCTATGCCTTATAGAGTCAAGGTTACTCGAGGTGCAGTGGCTAGTTCTCCTAGCTTCTTGGGAGATCCTGGTGAAGACGAGAGAGTCGACGGTCGTCTGTACTGGGGCGTAAAGACTAATCCAATACCGGTTGATTCTACAACTGATTCTGTGAACGGCGTTGAAAATGCAGCACTTAATGCAAATATTGGCGCTGGAATTAACCCACTCGTTAGGGCATACACTAGATTCCAGGGAATTCAGAAACTGGATACTTTGGTCACCGGCTCTGGTAAGGACGCGTTCAACAACAACAAGTTCACCCTTGCAAGAGTTGCTCTCTACAATGCAGCTTCGACGCTATCTGATGTGACAACTCAGGTGACTGGAACTGCTACTGAGCACATGCTTCAAGCAGCTTACGTAAGAAACGGAATTCCTAATTCTGTTACCTACACTGTAGACGATGGAACACGCGCCAATAGAATTACAATGGCATCGCTGATTGCAACATCTTCAGCGCTGTTCAATCGCTTTACTGGCTTCGCAAAATTTACCAACGTTTTCCACGGCGGATTTGATGGCGTCAACATTCTTGACGAAGATCAGTTCTACTTCCGTGACCGTGCTCTATCGGCAGATACCGGCGGTAAAAATGTCACGCTTCCTGACATCGGTCTTGATGTAAATGTTGCCGGTAGCGGCCGCAGAAATAACCAGGTCTACTCGTTGCAGAAAGGCATTGATATCATCACCAACCCAACGACTTCTAAGATTAACCTCTTGGCAGTGCCTGGTGTGAGAGATGCATACGTGACTGACCACGCTGCTGATGCAACTAAGGGCTACAACTTGGCAATGTACCTCATGGACATTCCTGAGTACGACAAAGATAGCAATCGTCTCTACGATGATTCGGCTGCAAGATCCAGCGTTGATAAGACAATCGCACAGTTCGACGGTCGCCAGGTTGACAACAACTACGTGGCAACTTACTTCCCGAATGTTGACATTCAAGATAACGTCAACAATCGCGTGGTTGAAGTTCCGCCATCGGTTGCTGCTCTCGGAGCCCTTGGTTTCAACGACAAGACGCAGCAAGTCTGGTTTGCTCCAGCTGGTTTCAATCGTGGTGCTCTTGATTTTGTTACGAATGCTGAGAACAGACTTTCTTCAAATGATCGTGATGATCTCTATGATGCTCGAATTAACCCAATCGCAACCTTCCCGCGGGCAGGCTTCGTTATCTTCGGTCAGAAAACTCTGCAAGTTGCACAGAGTGCTCTTGATCGAATCAATGTTCGCAGAATGATGCTTGATATCAAGCGAAGAATCGGCGGCATTGCTCAGAGATTGGTGTTCGAACAAAACAATGCAACAACCCGAGCTCGCTTCACTGCAGAGGCAGTACAGCAGCTGACAATTGTTCAAGCCGGACAAGGCATCGAGGCCTTCCGGGTTATTTGTGATGATACAAACAACACTGCTGCCGACATTGAGCAGAATCGCATGCGCGGCCAAATTCAGGTCGTGCCGACTAGAGCGGTCGAGTTCATTGCAGTTGATTTCATCGTCACAAATAGCGGCGTTACATTTGAGTAAGAGGATAAATAGAAACAGGCAGGAGAAAAAATGGCAGAGTTAACATTCCCAGTTAGTCCAGGTGTGGTGACAAGAGAAATCGACCTCTCGGGTCCCACTCAGGTTTCGCCGACAGGCGTGCCGGCCGGCGTTGTCGGTACAGCTGTCCGAGGGCCTGCATTTGTCCCTGTGACTGTTGCAACATTTCAAGATTTTATTTCAGTCTTCGGTAACTCAGATGGCGAAAAGTTCGGCCCAATGGCAATGCGCGAGTGGTTGCGCAATGCTGGAGCTGGTACATACGTTCGCGTTCTTGGCGTAGGCGATGGACAAGCTAGAACTACAGCCGGTGACAATATCGGTCGCGTAAACAATGCAGGATTCGTCGTTGGCGCTCGTTTGCCGCAAGACAATGGGCTTCTCGGCGATAACGATAAAGCTGGCACAAAGCAAGGTTCTACTCCTTTGGGCAGAACCCACGTTTTGGCTGCTTTCATGTCGCAGTCAGCTGGATCGACAATCTTTTCAGATGCCGGCATTCAGATCGTTGGCGAAAACAAAGCACAACCAATCGTTCGAGGGTTGCTGTTAGCTCCTTCCGGCGTTGTCTTGGCACTTAGTTCGAATCTAGAGTCCAACAACTTGCCTTCAACAACGTTGGCTGCTGCTGGGGCTTTTGGTGCTTCGACTGACGATGCAGGCGGTCCGATAGGAACAATCAATACCACAACACAGGAATTCGTGTTGTTCGCAAATGGTCTTAAGCCAAGTGCAAGATACCAAAACATCTTGACTGCTTCTTTAGATCCGGATGCATCAAACTACTTCGTCAACGTCTTCAACACAGATCCAACAAAGATCGAAGATGCTGGACACTATCTCTATGCTCACTATGATATATCTAAAAACCTAGCAGATGTAACTGGTGACGGAGTCATCGCGGCTGGATCGTGGCCTGACGGAGAGCCTTCGGTTCTATTGCTAACGTCTTCGCAAGATCGAAATACTGGTACAGCGACTGGGGCTTCAACGGTTGGAACGCCTAACCTTGAAAACTGGGAAGACAGATTCTCAGCTGCTTTCTCGCCTTTCGTGGTTTCACAGAAGTTTGGCGCTAACAACGTCAACTTGTTCAAGTTCCACACACTGTCCGACGGTGCCATTGGTTCTGGCGAGTTCAAGATCACTATTGAAAACATCAAAGCATCCAACAAAGCCAATAACAAGTACGGTACGTTCGATGTCTTGGTTCGTCGCTTCTTAGACAACGATCTCAACCCTGAGGTTGTCGAGTCTTTCCGAGGTTGCACACTGGATCCGACTGCTGACACTTATGTTGCCAAGCGCATCGGTGATCGCCACACTTACTTCGATTTCGATGCTGCTACCGGTGCCCAGAAGATCGTGGTTGAAGGCGACTATCCAAATGTTTCTAACTTTATTAGAGTTGAGATTAGCGATGCTCTTGATCGTGGTGCTGTTGATGCGACTGCACTGCCGACTGGTTTCCGCGGCCTGTACCACTTGGTAACATCTGGTACGTCAGACACGTCATCCATCTTGACCGGATCGTTCACGACCTCTGAGGCTAGCAGCGAAGCTGGTATTACTGAAGACACCATGGCTCAGGTTGTTCAGCCTCCAGTGCCAATGCGTGAAACTCTTGCGGTCGGCGTTTCGCCTCGCAAGAACGTGCAGAATGCATTTACATGGGGTGTGCAGTTCGAAAACAAGGATTCGATTACCGAGCCAAACAGAAACGAGAAGATCGATGCTTCTTTGCTTTCTTTCTCTAAGTGGTTCCCAAATCAGATGACTTCAATCCAGAACTTCTGGATTGGCGATAATAACGGCGCAGCTGATGTTGGCGGTTCTGTTCTGGATGCTGACCGCTTCAATAACAACCTCTTCACTCTGGAAAGAGTGCAGGTCATCACTGCTTCAAACGATCGCCCAGATCCGCAGCAGTGGGCAGCAGCAACATACAGCAGAAACGGTGTATTGACCACAGCTCTTGACGACAGAGACGGTACTAGCAGCGATAAGGTCAGATTCTTAGATCCTGCTAAGGACTTCTCGCACGTGCCGACGCAAAAGTACCTCAAGTTCACCTTCCCAATGATTGGTGGTTGGGACGGCGTCAATATCTTCGACCAAGACAAGGCCAAGCTGCTTGATACTGCAGTTCGCCGAGAGATGGACGACACTGCACAGGGTGGC